AGTTTATAATTTGAAAATTTTCAACAATTTTAATTTCACTAATATTCGCAGTATAAAGTTTATCAACAAATCTTTCAAATTGCTTAATATCTGTTTTTTTACGAACAATTACCCGAACAATTTTATTCTCATACTCCCTCACATCAAATGTCTGATATGGAGTGTCCTCATAATATATGTTATAGAACATACGATAGGGGTTATCTATATGAAAATGTTCTAATGTTTCAGTATCAAAAATAGTAAATCCACGAGGATCATTTACATCATTCCAGTATATCTCGTAAGGATTACCCAGATAGAAGACAGTTCCATTATCAGAACGAGTGTGGTAATGACCAGAAAATACCTTTGCGAAGTTTGAAAAAATATTTGCTTCCAATCCATGTTCATTCATTACTAAGTTTTTATTTACTCTAAATCCTTGAAGTTCAAGGTGCCCCATTACAACCTTTGCTTTAGTATTCTTAATCAATTTAAATGATTTATCTTGATTTTCAGAATTAATCCAGGGAAGAAGAAGAATATTTAAACCCCCAATATTAACCTCAGTTGGTTCAGAGTAAGTTGTTATATTCCCATAATCTTTAAGTAAAAGTTCAGGAGAATTTACTTTATTAGAATTCTTAAAATAAACATCGTGATTTCCAGTAATTAGATGAACCTTATATTTTGAAAGTGGTTCAAGTACAACTTTACGAGTCCAATCAAGTCCAGCAAAATCAATTGATTTACGACTATCAAAAGCATCACCCATATGAATAACTGTATCAATCCCGTACTGTTCCAGCGTCGGGAAAAACACATTTTTATAGAATTGCTCAAAATAATCTTGAAATAATCTGGAAGACTTTCTGGCAGACCAGTGGGTGTCTGTTAAAATTGCTACGCGCATATTCAAGAATTCATTCGGATATGTACATTATCTTTAATAGAATTATAATCCGAATAGTTTGTACCGTCAATATGATTATCATCTGTAAAGACTTCATCAAACCCAGTTCTTTCTAAAATTTTATTTTTGATTTCTAATTGACGTTTTTCTTTTTGAATACGACGAAGAAATGCAAAGTGAATAATTTGAGTAAAGTATGCAAAAGGATTTTGAGATTTCTCTGGATTAAAGTTATGAAGATATTGAATGCAATTTTCGATGCCATCGGAAATCATGTCATCTTTAAACATATAATTTACAAAATTAGGTTTAAAGGATAGGTGCGTAGCAATTTTAAGAATACATTCACCAATATAATTTGGAATTGGAGGTCTATTTGGACTAACCCATTTTTTTAATTCATCATCAGTAATATTGGGTATTTCTTTTTCTGCTGCGTCCCTTAATTTCTTTTTATAAACAATGAGTGCTTCTAAAAATTCTTTATTGTTCACATAATGAACAGACCTTTTTCTCTTTGCCATTACTTCAGTTGAAATCATAAGTATTTCTAATTTATTATGTAGATATTATAACACGTAATTGCTGAAATAACAACCACTTGACAGACCTATACGAATGTATGTATAATAGGCTTGTGGGTTTTGAGAGTGAGTTAAAGCTTCTATATTACTAGAATAATTATATAACAAGATTAGTTTCCGAAGGAAACTATCACGAAGTGATATCTATGAGTTGTTATAAATCTTTTCTAATAGTTCTTTAGCATCATTTACATTTGCAATGTATCCCATTTTACGTGATACACTATGTCTGTTATTTTTCATATCCTCAATTCTTCTTACAAATGATTGATGTATCATAATTATCTCTAAATCGTTTGTTTCAGTCATAGTTATTACATTATTCATATGAATTATAAACATATCTTCAGTTGTTGTTTTCATCCATGGTTCTATTTTGTAACCAGAGGAATCTCCACGACCTTTGACACTTGTAATTATAATTGGATTTGTAACAATTAATGTTATTTTATTTTCTTCATCACACGGGAGAACACGAGCAAATATCTCTTCTCCAGTCTTTAACTTAATTGAAGCATAAAAGTCATCTTCCATATTATTCTTTTAGATTGATTGTTATTATTTCGTAATTAAAATCTTCTTCAGTATAAATCTTAATCCTTTCTATAAAGTGATTTAATGTATAGTTTTTTCTTGAATTATAAGTACAATCGTCAGAAATATCATAAAGAGTTGCTTTATCTTTATTACTTCCTTTTCTTAAAACTCTACCGATTGACTGTAAATTACGAATTCTTGACTTACTTGGAGAAGCAAAAATTACATTATGTAAATTTTTGATTGAAATACCTGTACTAAACACACCATAAGAAGCAACGATTATTGCGTTGTTTTCTCTTTCAGTAATCTCCCTTACTTGCTCTCGTTCTTTAACATCAACTCCACCGTGAACAAAAAATATTTTACGATTATTATCACTACCATTATTTATGAGTTCGTATAAAGGTAGTCCATGAGTTTCTACTCTTGAAAATAAAATTAGAGTATTTCCTTTGATATCAAGAGCAAGATTTTTGATGAAATTGTTTCTCTTCTCATTCGTAATAAGAAATTGAATTTCATCCTCATACTTATCAAATTTTTGTGGATTATGCTTTAGTACTAGGCAATGAATATCCAATTCAGATGCCCTTCCCTTTTCAATTAGTTCTTTTGTTCCTACTGCTTTATATGATGGACCAAATAACCCAGAGATAACCCACTCGTGAGTTTGTGAGTCTTTTCCTCCATTAGAAAGTGTTCCGGTAAATCCGAAGCGATACTTTGCATTATGAGACTTCTTCATAATGTCAATAAGACTTTTACTTTTACATCCGTGACATTCATCAACAATCACGCAATCATAATTTTCAAAAAAAGATTTATCTAACTTATGAATACTTTGCCAAGTTGAAAGAGTAATTGGTAAATTTGTATCCTTTTCTTGACCTGAATAAATCATATGACAATGATTTTCTGGATCCCACCCATACTCAGACCAATCTTTAAACATTTGATGAATCAAAGATGTTGTGGGAAATACAACTAATGTTTTAAACCCTTTTGTTGCATAGTATCTTACAATTGAGTAAATCATATAAGATTTACCTGAAGATGTTGCTGATATAATTGTTTTTCTATTATACCTCAAACATTCATATACAGCATTGATTTGATAATCATATGGCGTAAAATTGCAAATATGATTCATATAACCAGATACTCCATCTGGTGATATTTCTTCATTTATTTCAAAAGGAGCACCATAATACTTATTAGACTTAAATTCATAAGTATATCCATGATTTTTAATTTTTGCTATAACCTTATCTAAAAGACCCGCATATATTTCGCCAGTAGCAGTACTTAGTAGTCTTATTTCTCCATCCCACCTCTTTCCTCTATACTGTGGCATAAACTTTGCCGATTCCACAGTAAAACTAAAGTATGGTGCTAATTCATATAAGATATGAGGATCGCATTCCAACTTTATGAAAACTTCATTCTTTTTAGATATAACTACGTCACTCATAGAATAATCAATTTCTATGAGTATTTATTGTATCACCCTAACCCACTTGCAAATTTTTGAAAATCAATTGCATTTTTTATTTGGTAGTTTCTATTATGAATCATCTTCAGAATATCTTGAAGATAACTTAACATTACATCATAATATTCTACTTTTAGAGATGATTGAGAAAGACTTTCGTCTGCATCCATATATTTTTGAAGGGTGTCTTTATCTCTTATTTTTTTAGGAAATGGATTTTCCACATAAACATCAGGATCTGCTTTTCCTGTGTAGTACTCATATTTTTGATGCCTTATATTTCTTTTCTGTTGTTCTGCTTTCTTCTTAAGAAGTAATATATTATTAAACATATCGTGATACTTTGCATGAAGTACCGGAGTGTTTAAAGATTCTGTGTGCAAGTTATCTGGATCTATTATTGAATCTTTTTCCCACATTCCCTGTATTTTTTCGAGATCAATCATAATTTATTTTGTTGGATTTAATGGATTTCCTATTCTATCTACTATATTATACATCATATATTTAAATGATACGTCTGCAGTAAAATATTCTTCATCAATATTTGTAGCGTCAAACTGTAAAGTGCTTAATTGATATGGAAACATTGAACTGAATTTAATATTGAAATTAAAATTTTTATTACTGTTTAGAACAAGTAAAGTGCCATCCGAGTATAGATTCATTTGAGAATTGTATGGTTGCTCAAATTGTTCATTTGTATTTTGCCAATCATATATTTCTTTGAGTGATTCTGGGAATCCAAGACCTCGCATCCAGTTTTGAATTTCCATATAATTTTCAAGATTTTCATCTACAAGAAATCGTAGAGTGAAATCTTCAAATTCCATTTTATCTCCAGGAATTGGAATATTATTTAAATAATTCGGTTGCTCTGCTACACCTAAAGTAATTGATGGTATATTAGCAGTATTTGAAAAAAAAGCAACTTTAGGTGCTCTATTGAGAGTAAATTTAAATCCTACTGAGGATAAAAAATTTCTATTTTCTATTTGACCTTTAAACATTGTTTTTTAACTATTTAGTTCTTAATTTAAAAATTTACAATAAAAAAGGGAGGATTTCTCCTCCCCAGTATTGTTTAATCTCAAATGAGACTCACATAAGATTTTTAACAAGTACACGACGGTAGTAAGTATTGCTACTTGCAGTAATTCTACCAAGACCTTGAGCAGAACCTTCCGCGAATGGATTAGCAACAAGACCATAACGAGTCTTAAATCCAATTTTTGGTTGGAAACTATTCTCACCAACGGCGCGAACCATCTGGAGAGGAACATAAGGACAATAGAATAGACCAGCATCATAAGGTGAAGAACCCTTATAACCAACAACATAATATTGGTTGGAACTTACGTTCGCAGCATAAGGATCAATATAGACGCGGAACTTGCCAAGTAGAATACCAGCAAAGGTGTTACCAGTGTCATCTACGTTGAGGTTTGCATTTAGAGCAGGAGTGTAATCAAGTACACCAGCCATGCTTAGTGCGGAAGCAACGTCAGCAGAACACATAATAACATTACCCTTTCCTCTACGAGTTTGTTGGGCGATAGCGTTAGCATCACGCTCAATCTGGAAGAGTAGACCCTTGAACTTCTCAACGCTCCAACGACCGTTTGAGTCAACGTCAAGGTCAAATACGCCAGCAGTTGCTACGTTTGCTTGAGCGCCAGGCTTAGCAACCTTGTAGATGGTACGAATTACTTCTCTATTGATTTCCGCAAGGATTTCAGTAGAAAGAATATTCGCAAGTTCTGCCTCGGCGTTTAGACCGTGAATTGCCTTGAGGTCTTGAGCAAGTTCAAGACTGTACTCAGCTTTCAGGGCGCGTGACTTTGCTTCAACTAGAACTTTCTCAATAGAGAAATTCATTTCGTTGAACTGAGGACCACCAGCCTGACCTAGTGCCTCAGAATCGGCAGTTTGCATACCCTGACCAGTTGTATAAGACAACTGACCATTGGGATTAAGAAGACCTGGATTATCGCCACTTTGGTTAGTAGTAGTACCGAAACCTACAGAAGCACCATCATCTGCTGCACCGGTATAATTACCTTGAGTTGCAGTGCCAGTGCTGTTTTGAGCAGAGAAAGCGGTATTTACTTCGTTGTAGAAGGTCTCATTATCTCCAGTGCGCTGATCGCCGTAACGTGAACGCATAGCAAAGATAAGACCAGTAGGTCCGGTCATTGGTTGAACGCCAGCGAGGTCATAAGCGACCAAGTTAGGCATTGAGCGTCTAATTAGTGAAATTAGAACTGGATCAAAACCTGCAACAGGTCCACCCGAAGAGGCGTCTCCACCAAATCCACCGGTTCCAGCGGACATAGTTGGAGATTCAGTAAGGAACTCTCCGTGAGAGAAAGAACTTTGCTCTCTTAAAAATTTTTCTTGGTTCTCTAGCAAGACAGCAGTTACAGCCTTTCTGTGTGAATCTTTGATTGGATCAAGACCCTCATAGTTCAGAAGTGGTGCCCACTTTTCTTGCAATCTTTCTGATTGAAACATTGCCTTTTACCTCTGTAAAAAATTGAAATTGTTTTGTTTGATTAAATAGTAAATTCAGCGTTTTACAACTGCTGAAAGAGTCCTCAAGTAAGTATTCATTGAATCTGAGTGATACTCAGTTGCAACGTTTACTCCTTCAGATAATGTTTCAGTTGTTGCAGATGAAGAAACTACTCTTGAAGGAAAATATGATTCCTTCAAAGTCTCTAGTCTTCCACGATATTCTGTCTCACTCTCAAACTCTACACTTTCGGAAAGTGAAGCGAGCTTTTCCTTCTGAGTGGTCGCAAGACCTTCAGAAATTTCATCAAAGATTCTATCAGCAACCGACTCTGAGAGACGCTTGTTGAGTTGAATATTTCTTTCAATTTGCTCGTTGAGTTTAGTCTCCATATCATCAAGTTTTCCTACCATATTCTCAAGTACATCATATTTTTCTTCAGGGATTTCTACATAATGTTCTTCAAAAAGTTGCTTGAGACCACCAAGGAATGACTCAGTGAGTTCTTCCTTGAGACCGGTCTCAATAGCAAGAGTGTTTTCATCTACCCACTCTTCAGCAACATACTCTAGATAAGCGTCTAGACGCTCTTCTAGTTCTTCTTTGATTACTAGAACTTCTTCTATGAGTTTCTCTTCATATTGAACTTCAAGTGACTCACGTATTTCATTAACTTTTGAACGAAGAGCAGATTCAAAAATCATCCTTGCTTTTTCTTGGAATTCTTCTGAGAGATCTTCTCCATGAAGTAGAGCATTGACATCTTCTTCAATATCAAACTCCTCCTTCATTTCATCTTCATCATCATCCTCTTCGTCCTCATCATCTTTCTTGGACTTTTTCTTACCTTTATCTTCTTTTTCATCTTCATCTTCATCTTCCTCGGAGATTAGATCTTCATCTTCAGAATCTTCTTCTGAAATAAGATCTTCATCTCCCAATTCTTCTTCTTCCTTTACGGCATCAGATTTCTTAAGACCCTTCATAGGATCGGCAGACTTTGCGCCTTTATTTACTACATCCTTAACTTGCTTAAGGCCGGAACCAGCATCCTTAAGTTTTGCTGGACCATTCTCATCCGATGTATAATTATCTGGAGTAGGTCCACCTAAATCTTCCCAACTACCAGTTTGACCAGCAACTGCACCAGACGCAAGTTTAGGCATTGCATCCCCTGCTTTTGCGTTAGCATTTACGGCAGTTGTGGATTTCTTTGTGCCTGATTCCATTTCCTGTAAGTTTTTACCACGAGACATTTGAACTCTCCGTTTTAACCTTTGTTAATAACTATATTTATTTATAATTTAAGAAATTACAATGAATTTAAGAAGTCATTGAATAAATTTAATTTGTTCTCTTCTAGTTGTTTAGAATCTACTAAAGTATTAATTCTTTTATGTATTCTTGAAACTTTTTGCTCAAGAACACCATTATTCCAAATCCACTCAACACCTTCCATAATTCCTGAGACGAAAGCATCAGGTGCAGAAGGGTCTGCAACAATGTCAGCAGCGGTGGCAAGCATAAAATCCTCACCAACTTCTTTGTAACCTTTATTGTTCTCTCTTAGTGATCCAATACCACGAGAGGAAACTCCAAGACAAACGCCATCACCAAGAAGTGATTCGGCAATTTTACCCATAGGAGTTGATAAAATTTGTGCTTTCCCAATCCAAGTGTTGCCTTTTTGCTCAAGACAAACAATTTTATGAGAAACCCGATCTAAATTTACAGTAGGTCCTTCTGGATGTCCCAATTCCCCAAGAGCACGACCTTTTTGAATATAGTTTTCATTATAACGCTTTACTTCCCTTTCCATAATAGAAAAAGGATACATTCTACCATTTCTATTTACACATTCTGATTGTAAGAAAGGTCCTGTTATATAAAGTCTTTTATTACTACCAGTTCCTTCGGTAATAACTTCAACTTTTTCTATTTCTTCGGTGATTAGTTTCATTGCCTTAATTAGTAAATCCTACTTGGTTTGCTTGAATAGCAACAGATGTAAAAATTACATCTGTT